ATGCCGTACTTGTCGGGAACATCAAAAAAACGGTCAATGATGTATAAGGAAACAAACAGATATGAGAGTGATGCAAAAATAGACTACAAACTGGGAGTAATAAAAAAAGATGAATATGAGATAGAAATGAAAGCAGTTCGGTTGTTGGAAAAAGCACTTGCAAATTTCAAAGTATTTTAGGAGGAAATAATGAAAAAAGATGAAGTCATACTTTTAGCATCACGGAGAGGAATGAACGTATATGAGCAGTACAAGGGGAGACGGATATATTACAAAGTAAAAATTCCGATTTTTACAGAGGGGAAAGAAATACCAACGGGAAACAGAGACAAAATTGTTGAAAACATCAAAGAAGTGAAAAAGATAGTTGATGAAGTTTGGAACGATGAGGAATACAGACTGAAAGCATCGAACTGGTTGAGAAAATACTAAAAGCCGAAACGGGGCAGCAGTCGCCCCGTCAGTGTCCGGATGGCGACCGACACTCTGACGATGGCAAGCCGAAAGACATCATCGGGATACCGTGGGAAACATGGCAGCGGTCGCACCTGCTAGAAAGTGCGTGGATGGTCAACAGGTTTTTCATTGATTTTTTAATGAGAAAAATCAAAACACGGTACACATTCGCCGGAGTAGGAGGTGCGAGATGATTATTTCAGCGGAAATCAAAATTGACGATACTGGAATCCTTGAGCAGATGGAGGCAGTAAAAAAAGCAGGCGATGTCTACGAGGACGAAATATTGAAATTGCGTGGAATGTTACTGAGAGCAAACGCAACCACAACGGATGAAAAAACGGAGGAGTAAACTCCTCCGCTCACATGATTATCTCTGTGATGCTAATAATGCAGCACGGACAATCAACTCGCCTGTCGGGGATTCGAGGATTCTCCGGAACTCCTCAACCTCCGTTTCTGAGTGCCTTGCCTCTTGCAGAGACCTCAAGAGTTGAGATTTGAATTTTTCATAATCCATAGTTGTTCACCTCCTGTCAGTCGGAAATGGTTGCACATTCATTATATGGCAGGAGGGAGCAGCAGAACAAGAAAAACAGGAGGAAATCATGAAATACTACCACGCAACAACAGAGAAAACAATGGAGAAGATTTTCACGGATGGAGCAATCCGGAAATCGTGGGATGGATGCGTGTATCTATGCACGACGGCAGTTGATGCCTGCAAGTTTTTGATACTGAGAGGCATCAAGAGAATGATTGTGGTTGAGGTTGAACTGGATGAAAGCGAGGTCGAGGAATCTCACGACCACAACGAGCACTTTTTTCACCGGAGCAGAACCCACATGGGAATATACATTTGATTTTTAGTCGAAACGGGCAGTAGTTGCCCGTCCGTATGGATTGACCGCCATACGCTGATGATGACAGGTCACGAAAGGAGAGAAAACCATGTCAAAGGACGAGAAAAAACGCATGATTGAGGCAATGGCTGAGAAGTTCACCGGATTGGAGGAGAACGACAAATCTTTCATTGTTGGGTACATGATGGGAAAACAGGAGGAACGGCAACAGTGGGAGAGAAAAGAGGCAGCAGTTGCCACAGCATAGCAGACAGATGCGTCCTGTCAGCGATGGCAGGACGTGAGAAAACACAGGCGTGAGCCTTTAATCATAGAGCAGGAGGTGAAAAGGATATGGATACCATGGAAAGGGTGACAACCAAGCAGGCGGCGAAAGAGTTGAATATGGATGTTGAGGCATTGCAGTACCTCATGAGAAACGACCGCCTGCCGATTGGATACGCTCTCAAAAAAGACGGCAAGACCCGTCATGCATATTATATCTATCGAGGTTTACTCGACACCTACAAACGGCAGTTGCAGGGTGCATAAAAGCACAATCTCATAAAAGGGCAAAAGAAAAGGGCGACCATTGCAGTGGTCACCTTTTTCAAAAGTTCGTGTCATATTTGAAAACCTATAAATATTATAACAAATCTGACACGGGAATACAAGAAAAAGAAAGGCAAGAAAGCCTTTATTTTCAAGGGATTCACAGGGTTTTGTCGACCTTGTAATGGATAGTAACAACTCAACGAAACCTTTGAAAGTGAGAATATAAGGGCAACAGGAGGAACGTGTCAGAATATGGAGCAGGGCAAGAAAAGGAAGAAACCGAGGAGGAATTTCATCCCGTATGACTATGAGGCAGCGTATGCGAAAAGCCTTGAGGACATGCATGAGTGGTTTGTGGAGCAGATGTTCAATCACAGAAAGAAAGTTGTGTATGCACTCAAAGAGATAAAAGCAGGAGAGCAGTTCGAGGTTGAGATATATCCTCAGTTCAAGAGCATGGATGAAGTTCCTCCGGAGGGGTTGAAAAAGGACAACACCAAGGCTCAAAAGAATCTGAATGATAAGAATGCGAGGAAATACGTTGAACGTCTTATCAATGAGAATTTCACAGATCGAGACATTTGGATAACGCTGACCTATGATGACGAGCATCTGCCTCCAGATGGAGATATTGATGCAGCAATCAAGAACATGCAGAACTATATCCGCAGAATCAACTATCAGCGGAAAAAGCAGGGTTTCGGGAATTGTAAATACATATACGTCACGGAATACAATCCGGATAAGGAAATCAGATGGCATCATCATCTCGTGATGGATGGAGACCTTGACATGGATGCAGTTGAAAAGGCGTGGAAATGTGGCAGCAGGAACGAAGTCCGCAGACTGGAAAAGGACAAGTTCGGTCTGTCCGGCATGGCGAACTATATCGTCAAGGAAAAAGAGAGGGTCAAGTCAGAAAAGAGATGGAACAGTTCACAGAACCTCACGCAGCCACGAATCAGAGTAGTTCACTCAAAGCGTCCGGCAGCAGGGGGCAACTATAAACAGATAGGCTCATTCGTCGACGGGATGGTCAAGAACAGAGAAAGCATTCCGGAACAGTTGGCGAAATGGTATCCCGATTATGAGTTCACGGATTCCGCAGTCTATTACAACGATTTCAACTGCATGTTCTACATACATGCACGAATGAGAAAGAGGAGGTCAGAACATGACACGAAAGCAGGTAAGAAAACACGACAGAATATGCCTCGCAATCGTTCTGATAATCGGAGCGGTGCTCATGGTACACACGGCAGTGGCAGCAGTCAGAGGAGCAAGCGAGAGAAAGCGACAGGAGGAACAGCGAAAGCAGGAAATCAGAGAAAGAATTGAGAACGCCGACAGTTTGGCAGACCTGTCCGCAGGAGTGGCAAGGGCACTCAATGGAACAATGACAGGAATTGAGACCGGAGAGCAGGCGACACTGGATGCGGACATTGAGAACATCGGAGCATTCGACACCATGTCGATGGACTACGGTGGCGAGGAGGATGGTTTCGTGTTCTACGAGATACCGGAGGAATATCAAGCGACCGGAGGCTATTTTCCGGAGGAGGCACAGATATACACATATTGCCTGTGCAAACAGTACGGCGTGAGATATAGCCTCGTGGTGGCGATGATTGAGCGTGAATCCGGATACCAGTACGACCGCATCGGAGACGATGGTCATTCCATGGGATATATGCAGATATGGCAGTCAGCACATATCGACCGAATGGAGGAACTGGGGGCGACGAACCTGCTCGACCCATATCAGAACATACACGTCGGCATCGACTATATTTCCGGACTGATTGAGAAATATGGCACGATTCAAGATGCACTTGCTGCATACAATTACGGCGAGCGTGGAGCATACACACATCTGTGGAGCAATGGAATATATGTCTATGAATACAATGAGACCATTATACAACGGATGAAAGAGATTGAGGAGGAACTTGAGCAGTGAGATTCGGATGGACGGATGAAGAAAAAGAAAAGTATTTCATAAAAGCCGAACAGCAGATTGAGGCAGCAGGATTCACAGACTTCCTCAAGATTGACAAGACCTCGTTCGGAGTGCAGGGGCAGAAAATGAAAGTATTTCTCACGCCGTTTCACAGGGCAGGCAACACGAAAAAGTGGTGGGAGGCAAAGAGAAACATGCCGAACCTGCGTGAGAATGAGCCTCCGAGAAACCAGTTCGGGAAGAAAGAGAAAACCATCTTGATTCACGGATACATGGTGATGGAGATGGAGGAGTGTGACAAATGAGGTTCAGAGAGGCAGTCGCAAGACTGAGATGGATGCTCAAGGTCAAAGACTGCCGGAGCATTTGCCTGTTCTGCGAGTTTTATGAGCAATGCAGGGCAGAACTAATAGAGGAGGAATCAGAAAAATGAATATGAAATATGCATTGAGAAGTGAGGACACGGAGCAAATCAACGTCATCTCATGGGCGAACTGGAACATGAACAGGTATCCGGAATTGAGATGGTTGTATCACGTTCCGAATGGTGGCAGCAGGAACAAACAGGAGGCAGTGAAATTCAAACAGATGGGCGTCAAGGCAGGCGTGTCCGACTTGTGCCTCCCATATCCGAGAGGGATGTATTGCGGATTGTTCATCGAGATGAAATACGGTGACAACAGGCAGCAGGCAACACAGAAAGAGTTCCTCAGAGATATGGCAGAGGCAGGTCATTTCGTGGCGACATGTTATTCGGCAGAGGAGGCAATCAAGGTCATCGAGAAATATTTATCTCTCAATAGTTGGAGGATGAATGATGTCATGATTGTGATGGGGCGAGCGAGTGGAAAGCAGGACGCAATCGAAAAGATGGTCATGGATATACCGAACAACAGCATCTTGAAAGGCGGTGAGGTCAAGTGAGGACGAGATGGGATTTGATTAGAGAGCAGGAGAAGAAAACCAAGAAAGCATTGAAATCCTGTACCATGGCGAAACAATATGCCGGATGCGGATTCAAAGAACCCGTCATCAATGGGATGGGGCAGTGTTCCGGTTGCAGGAATCCGGATGACAATGAACTCGAATCATATTGCTGCACCTGTGAGCACAACGAATATTTTATCGGGGAGGTGATAGCATGAGAACAGCAGGCATCATCATCGCAGCGACCGCACTGGCAGCAGGCGTCACAATCATCAAAGTGCTTTATGAAGTCGGGAAAGAGATGAATCAGTTCAGAACGTGCATGAGCGGTCAGAACCGCAGAAGATAACAGGGAAAAGATAACAGGAGGAAACAGGATGAAAACTATTGCAGTTATGTCTCCAAAGGGAGGCATCGGAAAAACAACGACGTCAGATTCCATCGCCTACATACTGGGCGAGGAGCATGGAAAGCGTGTCTTAATTCTTGAGGGAGACCAACAGGGCGACACCTCAGAGACATTCGGATGCTATGAGCCGGACGGAATCGGAATGAGCGAATTGATTGAGCACCATGTGTCACAGGGAGGTCACTATCAGACAAGCGACCTCATAAGACCGACAGAGTATCCACACATTGATATTATTCCGGCGAATGGCTATCTCATGAAAACGGACATGAATCTGCTCATGAAGTCGGACGAGAATCAGATTCTCCGTCTGAGGGATGCACTGGACGAGGTGCAGCAGGCATATGATTATTGTATTTGTGATTGCGGACGACTGTTCGACATGGTGGTCATTAACGTCCTCATGGCAGCAGAACTCGTCATCGTTCCGGTAAAGGTCGGAGGATTCGAGGTGAGGGCAATCAACAGCCTCGCAGAGCAGATTGAGAACATGAGAGAAATCAATCCGGACTTAACAATCAAAGCAGTATGCACCATGAGACAGAAGAATAAGACATCTCTTGAGTTCGAGGAGTGGCTCAAGGAACAATCCGGATTCGATGTGTTCGTCACTCCGGTGAGACGTTCAATCATCGCAGAGAAAGCAACCATCAACATGATGCCGTTGCCGAGATTCTCACCGAGATGTATTGCAACACAGGACTATCGTAATATTGTATTTGAACTCTTGAAAGATATGGAGGGAGGCTCTGAACATGGAAATCAAAGTTGATTGTTTTGACATCCGGCAGATTGCGGATTCCGGTCAGTGTTTCCGGATGAAAGAGCATCCGACCAAAAAGGACACGTTCACAGTGGTGGTCGGGGTTGACTACATAGAGATAACACAGGCAGCAGGCAGTCACTCGATTGAGCTATCCTGCAACAAGGACACATTTGCAAATAAGTGGGCGAATTATTTTGATATACCGACCGGATACAAGAAAATCATTGACAGCATCGACAAAGAGGACAGGTTTCTCATGGATGCAGCAGAATACGGCAGAGGCATCCGGATACTCAATCAACCTCTGTGGGAAACGATTGTCTCGTTCATGATTTCACAGAACAATAACATCCCGAAGATAAAGCAGAGCATCGAGACACTGTGTGAGAAATATGGCAGCAGGCTCACGATACCGGACGGATACGGGCAGAATCAGCCACA